CCTTCTTCAAATTTCATAAGTTATAGAGCAAATGTATCACTCAATTACTCTGTTGATCAGTCCCTTATTGCAGGAGATGTTCCTACAAAGGTTGTTTCAGTTCATGGAACAACGCGAGTGAGTTTCTTTGTGCCATATTTGTTTCCAAACTTGTGGTGTGAGGTAGATTCAGGAGTGAGAATGGGAACCTTAACGATTTGTTTGACGGATGGACAGGCTCCTAAAACGGTAGGGGATGTTACTCCGACATGTCCTTTTATGTTATATGAGTGTCCAGGAAATGATTTTCAGTTCAATAGCTTGCAAGAGTTCGGACCAGATTTTGACCCAGGAGTAGAAGCTCAATCTACTGTTATGTCGTTAGCGGGTAGTTCGCCTTTTTGTGGATCACACCCAGGGGTATTGCAAGCCTGTGATGATGTTTGCACTTTTGAAGGGATAATGCAACGTTGGTCTTTTAGATATGGTCAAGATTTGCAGCCGATACCCCAGTTTTTTGGGTCTACGACTGCAAGAATCAACGGAGGAGGAATTTTTGATCAGCTTGCTCGAGTTTTTCTTTTGTGGAGAGGTCAGATAAAATTTAAGATTTTGTACTCTTCTTTGGCCTCAGATGAGCCCCAAAATGTTACTGCATTGGCCAAATATGATAATTCTAAGCAAGTGAGTAGCACTTTTGGAATTCCAGATTCTTATCGTTTTGGAGATGGAATTAGGATGATTAATTTGAGGGAAACTCAGGTAATTGATTACATTGTGCCTTTTGTTGCAAATACTGAATGGATTCCCGTGTATCCTACAACGCCTTATTCTGTGGCTCCCCCTTCGTTGTATAATGTTCATTTGGACACTTTCAATACTACTACGTCACCTGTTGTTTTGGCAGTTGTAGTAGCAGCGGGAAAAGATTTTCTGTTGAGGTACTCAGTTCCTCCACCAGCTCATTCTTTGAGATGTTATTAACGTGTCACGCGACGACAAACGCGTATTTCCGATAGGATAGTTTTACTGTGAGGTTATCTCACAGGTTTT